GGGCGCATTGGATGCCGACCTCCAACCCTGTACAGTCTGACATAAGGTCGTATTTCCTCCCCGCTTTTTACAGCCCGTTCAAGCCGTGGTCGGCGAGGATCGCGGTTTATATAGAATCTTGGGACGTTGAGACGAGAAAACCAAAGGATTTCGGTAAATTCCAGGTGTTTTTCAATAATATTTGTGCGTGGCCATTCGAAATCAAGGGTCGAAAGATCCGGTTTGAGACCGTTTCAGGACACAGGCGAACGGCGTACAAAAAGGGTCAGATTCCAAATGTTTACGCTGAAAAGTACGCAGGTTCCAAAATCCTGTTTTTGACGTGTCAGGTTGACGTTCAGCTTAGGAATCTTGCAGTTTCCATCATGGGATGGACTCGCGACGCTCGTTGTTTCGTGATTGATTATAGACGGTTGGAAATAAACGATGACGCGGGAGATTTGCCTTGTATCGAGATCGATTCACCAGTTTGGGGACAGCTTCGCGAGATAATAGAGGGAACCGAGTTTACCTCAAAAGACGGAATAAAGTATAAAATTAAACTGACGTTGGTTGATGCCGGGTACGGTGATTCTCACGATGCTGTTTTGACCTTTTGCGGCGAATACGAAAGCGGAGTGGTTCCGATCATCGGACGCGATCGACCGGACAAGGGCGCGAAAATCAAAGAATTCGACACCTGGGAAACGCAACTCGGAACAACCGGATATAAGATCGTGGTCGATCATTACAAGGATCGTCTCGGCCCGGTGTTGCGTCGTGAATGGTTTGAAGATGGCGGAAAACAGCCGCGCAACCATTTCAACGCGCCGGTTGACATGACGGACGATGAGCTTAAAGAACTGATAGCGGAGTGGAAGAAAAAGAAAGTCGACGCGCGCGGCGTTGAAACCTGGTATTGGCACCGACCTTCTGGACGAAAAAACGAGTTGTGGGATTTGCTCGTATACGGTCACGCTGCCGTTGAAATGATTGCGTGGGACGTTTGCGTTCGTCAGTGGGAAATGGAGTCCGTGAATTTTAACGATTTTTGGGACCACATGGAAGAACAGCTTGTAGAATCGCAATAACGGGTTATTGTTTTTTTGATTCTCGACCCAACTAAGGTCGCCGAAATTTATTCGGCGGCTTTTTTGTGTTTGTAATCGGCCAACCGCCTAATAAAATTAACTTTAACGGTGCTTTTTCTGAATATTGTTTGACTCTCGTTCGTTTTTGCGTATGTTAGCAATAAATAAACAGGAGTTTCTTTTATGGCAAACGGCGGCGTTGCTCAACTTGGATTGAAAAGGCTTGGCGTATCATCGTTGGGGATTGCAAGGCTCGGTATAAGTGTTCCCGTCATCCCCACTTGGGACACCTACGCCCCTTACGAGCTCAAGGTGCTGCAAGAGGACGCGAGCCGCAATCTGCCCGTTGTGCAGAGCGGATGCCACCAGTCGACCATCGCCACACCAATCGGCACGGATACGGCTATCGAGTTCACGGGGTTGATACACGGTGGTTTTTCAGTACCACAGGATAATTTGCTGCCTATTAATGGTAATTGGAAGGTATATGCTTATGTGAGGTTTAAGGCAATGCCAACGGTCGCCGCCAGATTCTTCGCACGAAATCCACACGCATCTTACAGCTTTAATTTCGGGATCATTAAAGACGGCGGAGTATGGAAAAACCACTTCTATATCGCAGATGGTGCGGCTGCGATAGCCATGACGAAAGTTCAGCTTTCGACGCAACCAGTAATAGACACTTGGTATTTCTTCGAGGCATCAAAAAAAGATGGCGTGATAACCTTTTCCATGAACGGGGTGGCGGTTCAAACGCTGACAACGGCCTATGGAATAACTGATTGGGGCACGGAAGGAATGGGACTGGGGTCATATAACAACGCTGATTATTTCCTCGACGGCTATATGTGTGCGGTGGGGATGGAGTCCGGCAACGGCGACGCTTTCACACCCTCGTCACTACCAACCGATCCAATCGTACCCGATAAGTACACCGTACTCGCAATCAACGGCGACGGCGACAACGCATCGCAGCGGATACTCGACAGCGCAAAACCTAGTTACGTAACGGGGCATTTGACCATTCCCGCTACTGGTGCAACACTAGACACGTCTTTTAGTAAGTATGGCGGAAGTTGTCTTGGTATCTTGAATAATAGTGCGGCTCGTGTAGGCATTGAACCTAACGCCGCCACCGATTTCCCCGATTGCAACGAAGAATTTACGTGCCAGTTTTGGTATCGGTGCGACTCCAACGCCGGAAACAATAGATCGTTGATAGGGCAAGGTGATTCCGGCGGAGGCTCCGCTTCCATCCCGTGGTGGATTCGAGTATACACAAACAATAAGGTTCAGTTTCAAGTAACGGAGGTCGGCCCAACTCACCACACCGCAGAATCCACCACGCTTGTGGATGCCTCACCTACTCAATGGACACATATCGCCGCGTGTATGGATGGAGAGGTTGCAAGATTGTATATCAACGGCGTGCAAGAGGCAACTTTCGACACAACGGGAAAGACAATGCTAAGCGCGACACTCGACCAACTTGGAATCGGGTCTATAGGCGAGTATGTCGGAGGATTATTTGGGACGGGGCAGTATGATTTAATTCAGATCGACAAAGAATGCCTATATCCCGATGGAACTAGTTTTACCCCACCCGTAGAACCATTGGACATCACAAGCAATACAGTGATCCAGTACAATTGTGCGGGAGCCGATGGCTCTACGGATATTGAGGACAGCACAGAGAATACCGAAACCGACTCCGACGCAGTACCCGCCTTGCAACCCGACGACAGCGGCAACGAGAAGGACGCGACGGTAAACGGCGATCCTCTTTGGAGCGCGTTTGACGGATTGTTGACGCTCGACGGTACGGGCGACTTCCTAAGCAACGCGGCATTTGCGCCGAGTTTGCCGATAACGGTGACGATGAAGCCTGTTATTCCTGCAACCATATCCGCCAGTGCTACACTATTTGGTGAGGCCGATTGCCTTATCGGTATTGCAGATAATCTAGTGACTGGGTACAGTGTGTCGTTCCAAACGAGTGGAGAGGCGGGAACGGAAACTACTTTGGCACTAGAGGGAACAACTCCCGTAATAGCGGTCGAGATCGGCACATCAACCCAAAAGGCATACGTAAACGGCGTACTTGTAAAGACGTGGAATTTTTCACCCTCAATCGCCGCTTACGGCATAGGCGCACGCAACGACGGCAACTCACCGTTCACTGGTGCGTTCGATGATGTCATCGTAGCAGTAAGAGCGGGGGTTTTTGATGCGGCATTCAATACTTTCGTTACGAACTACGACCCCGACGCATAGGAGCATAAAATGACCGACGACCCAGCATTCGCAATAGTCGCATTGGCCGCGCTTCCACTGTTTGCGATGATCGTGCTCGTGGCGCTTATCATCAGCTCGTTCAAGCGACCGAAGCATGAACGCCGAAAGCGCGTCAACAAGATTCGCAAGGGGTACGATTGCGAGGTTATCGAGGAAACCGACATGACAAACCGAAACAATCACAAAACAACCAAAACGCCTAATAAAATTAACCAAACCTCTATAATTTCTTAATTTTATTTGACACGTGGCGTAAATTGAGTATAATAGAAGATAACAAACAGGAGATTACGTTTATGTCTCGACAACAAACGGTTTTAAGCGGTAGCGCAGGGCTCGGTGCTAAAGAAACGGGCGATTGGCATCCGGTAACAGTCCCTCAATTGCTACTTTCGGTTTATGATGAAGATGATTTTGCAAGCGGCGTTGTGGTCGAATATGACCTTTCAGACGACCCGGACGACGTTGCTACGCCTGTAAAATTCGCTCCTATGCATGACGACAACGGTGTCAAAGTTCAGCTTTCCGAGAAAAGATCTGACGTTCCTTTGACGTTCATTGCCGAAGGTTACAGGATAAGGGCGCGAACGGTCGGCGGCGACGGAAATACTGAAATAACGACTCGTATCAACTACTAGGAGTCGCGATATGGGTTTACCTGGTGGCATTGTAAAGGGTGGCGGAACCAAGCTCGTTGACGAGTTTGGTGATTCGTATTCTGTCCAAAATCCGTCACCATCAAACGGCGATTCGGTTTACGAGAAGGATATTTGGGAGTCTGAAAGTGTTTCTGCGGGGTGGACTGGCGATATCGTTGGCATGTTCAATAATCTACATTCCGTCATTTCAAACGAGTCGGCAACCAATCCCAAGGAATTATTCATTCATTTCAACCGTACCGTTGTTTCTAACACGATTGGACTCGGTTGCGCGTTGGGGCTCGGTGACTTCTCCAACGTCAAAATAGAGATTGTCAACTCAGGCGACGTATCCACGACGGTGATAGACGAGTCGGGCGATTCCACCAAGTACACGTCGAGGACTTTTCAACTTCCCGTTACGGCGGGATTCAACGCTCTGCGGATAACCTTCCATACGGCCGATCACGTACACCTTACGAATTGTGTCATAATCAAGACGCGCGGAGTCGTTGCAAGGGGTCAAGGAGTAAAGCCGGACGGGACCGTCACGGACATCAACGTCACTCAGTCAGGCAATCAGAAGGTTTCCTTGGAAGAGTTCGAGAACGACGTTAGCGTGAACTCCAACAAGCAACTTAAGGTCACACAGTTCCTAGAGGATGGAATAGAGGGGGCGTTGCTTCGTGGACTTAAATACGCTGCAAGTCGAAGCGGAATAGACTTTTCCACCGAAGCTCTCGAAGTGATAGACTACTCTCATCACGAGATCCACTCAGGGAATCATTATTACGTACAGGGATTTCTCGAATTGGACGATCTTGACGAATTTTACATAAAGCTCGTCACCCCGGACAGCGCGACGTGGAGCCATTTCATATTCGACATCAAAAGTACGGGAATATGTACCACTTATCTGGACGAGGCGGCGACGGGCGGAATGACCGGAGGTGCAAACGTCTTGCCGATAAACAACAACAGAAATAGCTCGAACGTGAGCGGAATGGTCATGACTTCGGGAGTCACCGCGCCTACAGGATACGCCAAGAGGCTTGAAGCTGACAAGTGGGGAGCCAACGGCTTCAAGGAAAGTATTGGCGGTGGAAGCGGTAGAGACGATGAATTGCTACTCAAGCAAAATACGGTTTATTGCAGAACGCTCATATCCGGCGCGGATTCGAACATCATCCAATTCAAGGCAAGTTGGTACGAACATGTAAATAAAAATTGAGGATTATTTCAATGGCTGACCAATTCGAAATAGATCAGATAGCAGTTCTCGAAACGATCATAACCGCCTACAACGCCGCGATTATCGCGCTCACTACGGGCGGAATCGAATCGTACACGATGGACACCGGACAAAGCCGGCAAACGGTAACAAAGCAGAACTTAAACAAGATGCGCGCCGATAGACAATCCCTCATGAATGAACGATCAACGCTGAAAATACGATGCTACGGCGGCGGATCAATAACAATGCGCCCAGGGTGGTAATATGAACATGATCAAAAACGCGAGAGCGGAAATTTCACGTTACAACAAGATTCGAGCTACCAAGCGCGACCCGGCTGTTGTGACTGAACCGGCTATTGTGACCGATAAAAACGCGGTGCCGACTCTCGACCTTGCAGACCTTCAGATGTTGGCATCTGCTGGACTTATCAGCACAACGACACCACAAACAGCCATGTACGATGGTGAAAAGTTTTTTGGCGGCTTTGGACCGACTCAGCTTTTCATAACTGATTACTGGGAGCTTCGGGCGAAATCGTCGCAACTTTTCAAGGAAAACCTGTATGCGCGTGGAATAATCAGGCGGTACGTCACCAATATCATCAATACCGGACTATCCCCTGAATCCACACCTGACGAATCGATTTTAGGGCTTGCCGAAGATTCGCTTGCGGATTGGTCCGAGGACGTTGAAAACCGCTTTCATTTGTGGGGAACGAACCCGAACGTTTGTGATTTTAAATCAGAGATAGTATTTGCCAAGATCCAGCAAGAGGCACTTCGCGAAGCACTCGTTTCAGGTGACGTTTTAGTCGTTCTCAGGCAAAACGAAAAGACCAATATGCCATATGTCCAGCTCGTAAACGGATCAAAGGTAATGAGCCCCGGAACGAACAAGCTGGCCAAAGGTCATACGGTAAAGCACGGCGTTGAAAAGGACAAAAACGGTAAGCATATCGCCTACTGGATTCGACAAAAAAACGGCAAATCAAAACGGCTCAAGCGTTTCGGCAGCCGTGGGCGATTGGTTTCGTTTCTGTTTTATGGTACGGATAGGCGAATGGATGACGATCGCGGCGAACCCCTCCTTTCAATCATTCTCCAAAGCCTCAAGGAGATCGACCGATATCGCGACAGCGTACAGCGCAAGGCGGTAATAAATTCAATGCTCGCCCTGGTCGTCACGAAGAAAGACGACAAGACGGGGACAAAGCCGATTTCAAACGGCGCGGTCCGACGCGACTCGGTAACCGTAACCGATCCCGATAGCTCCTCACGAAACTACAACTTGGGTACGCAAATTCCAGGTGTCGTAGTTGACGAATTGCAGACCGGCGAGGACATAAAAGGTTTCAACTCAGACGGAATCGACCTCGACTTTGCAAAATTCGAAGATGCCATAATTCACGCGGTCGCATGGTGCCTTGAAACACCTCCGGAAATTCTCAAACTTGCATTTTCAAACAACTACTGAGCGTCACAGGCCGCGATAAAGCAATACAAAATGTTTCTGAATCGCGAACGTCAACGGATCGGCACCGAATTATGCACGCCTGTATACATAGATTGGATGATATCCGAAACGCTCAACGGAAAGATAACGGCCAACGGATTCCTTGAGTCGTGGCGCGATCCGATGCAATACGAAACGTTCGGCGCGTGGACCGCTTCGGACTGGTCGGGAGCGATCAAACCGAGTACGGACATGCTCAAGACTGGAAAATCATACAAATTGCAAGTCGAAGAAAACTTCATTTCACGCGACCGCGCGACGCGTGAAGTTTCAGGAATGAAATTCAGCAAGGTCGTTCGTAGAAACAAGAAAGCGAATGAGATGATTGCAGACGCAATGAGGCCTCTACTTGAGCTTAAAAAAGAGTTCGGCGAACAGGTTGACGACCCCGCAAACGCGGCCAAGCTGGAATCTAAGATTGACGATATAATAGAAGAGGCGGCGGAGCGAGCTGTTGAGCTCCTTGCAAGCGACGCATAACGAATAAAATTAAAAATACGCCTAATTTGGTTAATTTTATTTGATTTTTCATAACATCTGATTAATATTATTAGTAAACACAGGAAAAAAGCTTTATGTGGCTACTTGAGAAAAAAGCGTTTCAGGATCTTGAACAAGCTCGCGTGCTAGGACGTATTCCAACGCCTGAGCAAGAGCAATTGTTTCTTGAGTCAGTCGCGACCGTCGACAGCGAACTTCCGCGCATTATGTCCGTAATCGGAAACGCTGCGGGAATCAGCATAGTCGGAATCCTCACCGACGCGCCGAACTGGATGGCTCGATACTACGGCGGCGGGAACACTACCTACTCTGAAATCAGGGGCGCGATTGCGCTGGCCGAGTCAGACCCAAAAATTCACGAAATCATTTTGAACGTCAACAGTCCAGGCGGTCAAGCGAGCTCTGAATGGATCGAAACCATCGACGCGGTGAACAATGCGACCAAGCCGGTTCGCGTCACAGTCGGCAACATGGCGGCATCAGCCGCGTACGGGATAGCCTCTCAAGCCAATTCAATTGACGCTCAGAATCGTTTCTCTCAAATCGGTAGCGTCGGCGTTGTATCAACTCATTATGTGGATGAGTCGATTGTTCAAGTGACAAGTACGAGCGCGCCGAAAAAGCGTCCTGACGTCACGACCGAAGAGGGCAAGGCGGTAGTTCGCGAACTCATCGACCAAATGGAAGCCGTCTTCATCGCTACCATTTCGCGCGGTCGAGGAAAAGGCGAAAAAGAAATCAAACGAAACTTTGGAAATGGCGCGCTCGTTTTGGCTGACGAGGCTATTGAGCGCGGCATGATCGACAGTATCTCAGAACAGACAACACAAACGGTAACGGCGGGTGCAACCGCTAATCAAACACAGGAGTCCATAATGGATCTTCAGAAATTGAAAGCCGATCACCCCGCACTGTATCAGTCCGTGATCGAAGATGGAAAAAAAGAGGGCGTGAGCCAAGAACGCGACCGCGTTAGCGCTCATCTCGTATTGGGCAAAGCGTCCGGCGATATGGAAACCGCGATGACCGCTATCGAAGACGGTAGCAAAATGACTGCAACGATCCAAGCCAAGTATTTGGCTGCCGGCATGAATAAGAATGACAAAAAAGACCGCAAAGACGACGGCAAAGACGCAGACGATGCTCTTGACAATGCCGACGACTCCGACGACAACAGCGACGCTACCGACTTGAAAGTTGCGGAAGGCGTTGCAGTACTGATGGGAGCTGAATAATGACCAATCCTGTAATCACAAACGTCGATCTCGGTAGCGTTGTCCTTTTGGGCGGCGATCTCGAATTTCGTGACGAAGCTCTGACCTTTCCCGGTGCAGACACCTATCTTGAGGGAACCATCCTTGCTCGCAAGGTCGTTGCCGACGCAATCACGGCGGGCGCGTTCGTCGGAACCGGTGACGGAACCATCACGCTCGCAACCGTTCAACCTGGCCCGATCGTTCCGGTTGTCGGGGCTCACAGCCTTGTATGTGTTGCGGCTGTTGGAAACGGCGGCGTTTTCAACCTTCTCGACCCAAATGGCGCGGTTATTGCAACTGACATCACCATGACCCCAGGTGCAGGCGGTACGACCGTTATCAACGTTGCCGGAATGGAATTCACCATCACGGACGGCGCGGCTGACTTCGTTGTCGGCGACGCGGCTCCTCTTACCGTTGTGGCTGACGGTAAAATGGTTGTTTTCGCCGTTGCAGGCGCAGGCGGAGCACAAACTCCCAAGTCGGTTTTGACTTACGAAGTCGTTGCAACCGGCGCAGGTGACACTCAGATTCGCGCCATGAAAGCCGGTCGCGTTCGCAAGCAACGTCTCGTCATCGACGGCACCGCCGCCGGTGTGGGTATCACCGACGCAATCATTGACCAACTTCAGGACGTTTCCATCATCGCTCAGGATGTGCAGGAACTCGCTGGACTCGACAACCAATAATAAGGGAGACTGAAAAATGTCCAACGCATCAACCAAGACCATGATCACCGCATACCGCAAGACCGCGCCGAAAACGCTGTTTTTGACTGGTATGTTTCAGGCTCCTTCTGTCAATTTCTACAAAACTGAATTTGTTGAAATTGACATTGAGCGCGGCGGCGAGGATATCGCTATCGTCATCACCGATCCGTCCACAGGCGCACGTATGAACGCTGACGACCTGTACACGAACAAACAGTTCAAGGCACCGGCCTACGATGAGGCTATCACGCTGAATTCGTGGGATTTGGTCAAACGCAGTCCAGGCGACAATCCATTCGGAAACCTCGACTATCGTATGTCGATCATCGCGCGGATTCTCAAGGGTGCCCAAAAGGTTCAAGCCAAGATCTCACGCAGTGTCGAGCTGAACGCCGCTCAGGTTCTTCAGACGGGTACGATTACCTTGTCTGACAGTTCCGGTACCGCACTGTATACCTTGAGCTTTTCGCCCAAGGCAACGCATTTCCCGCAGGTTTCGACCTCTTGGAGTGCAGCCGGTGCTCTGCCCTTGAACGACCTCGACGCTCTTGGCGAAATCATTCGCGACGACGGGCAAGAAGACCCCGATCAGATCATCATGGGAAAGACCGCTTTGCGTTATTTCCTGGCAAACGCTCAGGTTCAAACTCACTATGACAATCGTCGTATTGACAAAGGAACCGTTTCCCCGATGGAAAATCGCGGCGAAGGTGGCAAGTATCACGGAACAGTTGAGATTGGCAACTATCTCTATGATTTGTGGAGCTATGGCGGTCGCTACAAAGATCCCAACGGCGGAACGATCACGCAGTACATGGACACGAATAAAGTCGTCGTTCGCAGTTCGACCGGTCGTCTTGACGCAACGTTTGGCGCAGTTCCGAACATTGGCCGCGAACTCGGTCTTTCCGGTGCTGACCTTATCCCAGGGCTTCCCGGCCGTATCTCTGACGGTGGCGGCGTTATGGACATGTTCCCGCATGCATGGCTCTCCGCTGACGGTCGTCAGTTGTTTGCGTCAGCGGCTAGTCGTCCGTTGCTCATTCCCACGGCGATTGACACGTTTGGTTGCCTGAACACGGTTGCACCGTGAACTAAGGAGTTGATTTTATGGCTACTAAGGTAAAAATCAGAGAGGATGTTATCGAGCTCATCACAGAGCTTGGTATCGAAATCGAGATTCCAGAGGTTGACGATCAGAACTCAAAGTATTGGTCAACCCTGTTGTCAGACTTGAAGGCCAAGAAGCGCGACGCTGAGAATGAAACTGATGCCGACGCGCCGAAGCTTGAGGTCAAGCCTGATGTCAAGAAACCCGTTGAACCGAAAGCAAACGCGCCGAAGCCGTCAAAGGC